GTCAGCGAATCATCCGGTCATTCATACGCCACCGGCGGCTACTTCGTGGGCATCCTGCCTGTTCGCTATTGGTATGATTAATGTAGGATAACTTACAGTGATTGGTCAAGTGAAAATGTTGGACAACTTACATTGAGGGGCGAAAAAAAACCGGGGATTCCCGGCTTTCTTATAAATCCATTATTACTTGTCTTACTAAACCTACCAGTCGGCAGTTGCCGTTGACCTCTAGCATCCTGTAATTGGGGTTGAGAGGTACCAAGTATTTCAGCGGCCCATCAATGACAAACTTTTTAATGGTGGCCTCATCACTGCCTACAAGCTGCGCAATAACGATTTTACCATTTGCTTGACTGGCATCACCAAAATCAGGCTCAACAACGACAATAGATCCCTCTGGGATACTTGGCGCACCTGTTGGGTTGGTCATCGAGTCACCGCGAACAATGAGTGCAAACGCGCTTTCAGAGACGGCTGCTGAAGTATAGACCCAATCCTGAATATCTCGCTCCGTAATAGCCCCGCTATTGGCCGTCCATTCCCCGGCCTGTACCCATGTTAGAACGGGAACTGACCTGATTCCGAATCTCTGTTCAGGGTTCATGGTTGGTGGCTGCTGGCTTCCATCATCCTTACCATCCAGTAACCATTGCGGTGTCTTTTCTAATGCAGCTGCAAGCGCCTGGAGGTTTTCACCACCTGGCTTGTAGTCACCGGATTCCCAGCCAGTGATGGTGACGCGATTTACCCCGACAAGTTTAGCCAGGACGGATTGCGTCATCTTTAGTTCTTTTCGTCTGCTTCGGATTCGATCATTCATTTTCATGTAGGCAATCCTACCATTTTATGATGTAGGAGTGCTTGACCATTATATGTAAGATATCCTACTATTTGTGCACTGCATTACCTAACTCCAGAGGGAAAAATGAAAAAGAATGACGTTATCTCTTACTTCGGTGGCGTAGGGAAAACCGCTAAGGCTCTGAATATTTCTCACGCATCCGTATCGGGCTGGGATGAAGTTATCCCAAAGGGGAGGGCATTTGAGATCCAAGCGCTTACGAAAGGTGATTTGAAAGTTAACCAATCACTTTATGAAAAGCGTAGTCATTCGGCTGCGTGATTGAAACCACAGGAATAAGGGGTATGCCGTGGGTAATGAACCTATTTGGAAAGTCGAACGACAGCCAGCCTGGCTGGTGGCGGCGATAAAAAAAACGATCACCGAGCTACCTGGTGGTTATGCCGAGGCGGCGGAATGGTTGGGCGTGACAGAGAACGCATTGTTTAACCGCCTTCGTGTTGACGGCGACCAGATCTTCCCGCTGGGCTGGGCAATGGTTTTACAACGTGCTGGTGGTTCAACCCATATCGCTGATGCCGTTGCGCGCCATTCTCAGGGCGTATTTGTACCGCTGGCAGATGTTGATGATCTCGATAACGCCGATATCAACCAGCGTCTGATGGAGTCCATTGAGTGGATTGGTCGTCATTCAAATTTTGTACGTAAGGCCACAGCTGATGGGGTAATTGACGCAGATGAGCGGGTTCAGATTGAGGAGAACAGTTATCAGGTTATCGCGAAGTTTCAGGAGCACGTAACGCTTCTTTATCGAGTTTTTTGTGTCGCTGAAAAGAGTGACGCCCGCGAGTGTGCAGCTCCGGGCGCCGTGGCGTGTCGTATCAGTGGAGAAACTAACGCATGAACAGTTTAACGGTAAAGAACCGCATACCGCAACTACGTGCATTCCCTGTTCAGGGTTACATCATGTTTCGGTATGAGCGCATGGTATCAGGCCGCTGGGTTCCCTGTAACCACAGTCGGGCGATGGCAATTGTGGGGGTATGGCGCCGTAGAGGGGAATCCTTATGCGAGAACTTAACCGATGGTTCAAAGACCACTACGGCATCCCGGTTCGCGTTATCAGATGGGAGCCGGAAACCCGCTGCGTTATCTACCTGCGTAAAGGCTATGAGCATGAGTGTTTCAGCCCGCTTGAGCAGTTTCAGCGAAAGTTCAGGGAAATAGAGGGCGACTATGAGCACTAAATTGACAGGCTATGTATGGGATGCCTGTGCAGCGTCAGGAATGAAGTTGTCCAGCGTGGCTATCATGGCGCGCCTGGCTGATTTCAGCAATGACGAAGGTGTCTGCTGGCCTTCCATCGAAACAATTGCGAGACAGCTTGGTGCAGGCGTCAGCACTGTCAGAACGGCAATAGCGAAGCTTGAAGCCGATGGCTGGTTGTCACGCAAAGCGCGGCGACAGGGCAACCGAAATGCCTCCAATGTTTATCAGTTGAATGTGGCAAAACTCCAGACAGTTGCATTCGCTCACCTGTCAGATTCTGACCCGTCAAAATCTGACGCATCAAAATCTGACCCGTCAAAATTTGAGGCATCAAAATCCGGTCAGAATGGCGGTTTTCACCCGTCAGAATCTGGCGGGGATCCGTCAGTAAATTCAACTACTGATCCATCAGGTAAAAAACCTTCTTGTCCGGTTGCGTCGCAACCAGACCCGGAAGTGGCGATCACTGATAACGCCATTCTGGTTTTGACCCATTTGAACCAGGTCAGCGGCTCCCGCTTTCAGAAATCAAAGACCTCGCTTGAAAACATTCGTGCTCGTCTGCGTGAAGGTTACAGCGTTGCTGACCTGCAACTGGTCATCGACCTGAAACACGAGCACTGGAACGGCAACGATGAGCAGTACCAGTACATGCGCCCTGAAACACTGTTTGGCCCGAAAAAATTTGAGGGGTATCTGCAAAGCGGGATCCGCTGGGACAAGAAGGGGCGTCCGCCACGTGAATGCTGGGGTGAAAAGAAACATGACCCAATGAAGTTCGGTCCGGTTGATACCAAAATTCCAGAGGGGTTCAGGGGATAATGACAAACAAATATTGCCAGGCGCTGGCGGAACTGCGCAGCAAACCAGCCCATGAACTGAAAGAGGTTGGCGATCAATGGCGTACTCCGGATCTGTTGTTTTGGGGGATCAACGCAATATTCGGGCCGTTGGTTCTGGATCTGTTTGCTGACGACGATAACGCGAAGTGTCCTGTCTGGTATACCGCCGAAGATAATGCGCTGACGCAGGACTGGTCTGAACGGCTGGAGGAACTGGGCGGTGCCGCGTTTGCGAATCCACCATATAGCCGCTCTCAGTACCATGAAAAGCAAGCGATCACTGGCATGACCCACATCATGAATTACACAATGGTGATGCGTGAAAAAGGAGGGAGATATATCTACCTCATTAAGTCAGCCACAAGTGAAACATGGTGGCCGGAAGATGCCGATCACATCATGTTCATTCGAGGTCGTATTGGTTTCGACCTGCCATCATGGTTCGTTCCATTGGATGAAAAGCAAAAGCCCACCAGCGCATTTTTTGCTGGTGCAATCGCCGTGTTCGATAAGTCCTGGCGCGGCGAGCGTTTCAGCTACATCAGCCGTACCGATCTGGAGGAAAAAGGGAAGGCGTTTATGTTGCTGGCCACATTTGCCGCTGGCAAGGCCCGGCAGGAAGAAACAGTACAGCCAACTGCGCCGCTGACATTGCCAGAAGTCGAATCGCGTATCTGGCCTCTCGAGGTTGGTCTGGTGTTTAACCAGGTGGATGGCGTCGACGCCCTGACTGAGTCACAGCAGAACAAGCTGAAAGGCAATATCAATCAGCTATGGCTTGAACGTATGCCCACCAGCGAGATTATTGCTGTTGCCTCTGGTCTTGCCAGCAGCATGCAGGGGGTGACTCATGCGTGAGATTATCGTTGATAACTTTGCTGGTGGCGGTGGCGCGTCAACCGGTATTGAAATGGCGATTGGTCGTAGTGTTGATATCGCGATCAACCATGACGAGAACGCGATCGCGATGCACAAGACGAACCACCCGGACACACTCCATTACTGTGAATCTGTATTTGAAGTGGATCCGCGCGCGGCGACGGGAGGCTTACCGGTTGCCCTGGCATGGTTCAGTCCTGATTGTCGCCATTTTTCGAAAGCCAAAGGTGCGAAGCCAGTAGAAAAAGCGATTCGTGGTCTGGCCTGGGTTGTTCTGCGCTGGGCACTCGATGTTAAATCCCGTGTGATGAAGCTGGAGAACGTCGAAGAGTTCAGAACGTGGGGACCGCTTCTCGCCGGTGAAATGCGCCCGGATCCCGCCCGTGCTGGTGAAACTTTCGAGGCATTCATCGGCATGCTGACTACCGGCATCCCGGCGGATCATCCGGCGCTGGCGGAGTGCTGCGAATTTCTGGGCATTCCTCCTGACAGTGAAGATGCCGCGCGGCTGGTTGACGGTCTTGGCTATGTTGTCGAATATCGCGAATTGCGAGCGTGTGACCTCGGCGCGCCGACCATCAGAAAACGCTTCTTCATGGTTA